GTTGAAGTTTTAACCTCTAAAGCAACAGATGGTGTGCTTGGAACCGCAGTGCCAGAGCCAACAACGACAGAATTTGCCGAAATATTTTCTGCTTGAGTTATATTCCCAGAACTATCAATTAAGACTTGAGAATCCTTCAAGAGTGTCCCACTTATTCCTGAGAAAAGAGCAATCGAATTGTTAACGGATGAACCAGGTCCAGTCATATCTCCGCCACCAGCGCCTGTATTTACCTGAACCCAGCTTGAACCTTGAAATAACTCATAAAGATTTGTTTCATTATTAAAGAGGATCATTCCAGCCGATGGAGATAACGCATTCCTCTGAGCAGTAGTCATACGGCTAAGAAGAAGGGCTCCTGTTGTAGATTGCAGCTCAACAAGAGCAGATGGTGTTGTTGAAGAACTTGGAAGCTCACCCGTGAAAAGTGAACATACCTGAGAGTCAGGTCCAAAATCATTTGTAATGAATTGGACAGGAGATAAGGCATCTACATAGATACCACCAACATCATTAACAAACTGAATAGCCCCCAAATTGCCAATTTGATTGATATTAACTAATAATCTTTCTCCCCGCGCAAATAAGGCTGCCGGAACTTGATTGATATCAACACCACTATCGGCAATGGCTTTTCCAGTAAGATCTGAAAAAACAGGAATATGGTTTATGACTGAAAGATTAGGCCCTTTAACATCACCCATATCGTTAATGCTAATGCCGCTATCAGCAATTACTTTTCCTGTATTATCGGCAAAAATAGTAATGTTATTAGCTACAGAATCACCCGGACCAAAGACATCTCCGCCTGGGCCCAAAGCAATTCTTTCCCAATCATCATTCACATAGGCATTCAGATCATTAGTGGAATTGTTATAAATAATCATTCCATTATCTGGAACAAAATTTGCATCATCTCTTTGAGCTGTCGTCAAACGACTCAAAAGAAACGCTCCCTTGGATGACTGAACTTCTAATGCTGCACTAACAACGCGATTTCCTACGGTCGTCATTTTTGGTATAGAATCTGTGCCACCCCCTGGGGTGGCAACAGTATCACCTACTAAAACTCCCGTCGTAAATGTAGCTGGAGAAACCTTATTAATAGCCATAATTGGCTCCCCTCATTATGCAGCGGCAAGTGGAGTGTCAGTGCCAGCTGCACTGAGCGCCCTTAAGCTACCGTCAGCTGCGCAATAAATGACGAAGCCATTAGCACCGCCAGCAGCAACAGGCGCATCATTGCATTGCGCTAATCTTATGGAAGCCGTATTGGCAACTAATCCAATATCTAATGTATAAGCAGGGGTAGACTTATTTATGCCTACAATGCAGTCAGATCCAATGTTGACGGCGTTGTTAATTTCTATTTGTGTTCCCGCACCAATCGCGGTAGCATTCTGTAGATTGTTATTGCTTGAACCTGTGTCTGATCCAAGGAAGGTACACTCAACAAAGGTTGCTCCCTCATTATTTGCTGATAGATTGCCAATAGCTACGTTGTTTGCTCCTGCTACTATCCCGCCAAGGCTGGAGTACCCGAAGGCGCAATTCTGACCGGCGGCCGCAGAACCATTTAAAGCGCTCACGCCAAAAATACAATTTTGAGTACCAGTCGTTATTGCTAACCCGGCATTTGCACCTACCGCTGTATTAGATCCACCCCCAACACAATTCTTCAATACGTCAAAACCAAAGGCAGAGTTGGCCGAAGCAATACATAGCTCAAGGGCATTCTGCCCAAAAGCACAACTTTGACTGCCTACAGCATTCGTAGCTAAGCTTCTAGCTCCAAACGAGCAATTTCCCGTTCCTGTAGTGGCGGTTAATTGGCTCTCAAAGCCAAAAGCAGAATTGTCTGAAACAGTACATGCTTGAAGAGATCTTGTTCCAAAAGCAGAATTCTGGTTGCCTATGAGATTCAAAGCTAAGGTTCTAGGCCCAAATGAGCAATTTTCCGTTGCTGTAGTAGCAGATAATTGGCTTTCAAAACCAAAAGCAGCGTTTAGTGAAGCAGTAGATACTTGAAGAGATCTCGTCCCGAAAGCACAACTTTGGCCGCCTATGATATTCAGAGCTAGAGTTCTAGTTCCAAATGAACAGTTTTCCGACCCGGTGGTAGCGGTTAATTGGCTTTCATAACCAAAAGCAGATGAGCTGTCCGCAGCAGTGGCATTTTTAAGAGCTGAAAAGCCCATAGCTGTTAAGCCAGAGCCGTCAGTTAAAGCCCTGAAATTATCCACTCCAAAACAAGTATTATTACTTTCACCACCAACAATATATCCAGCAGTTGTAACAAATAGTGATGATAAATCTATATGTAGAGCTACTTCGCTATCAGCAATTACTTTTCCTGTATTATCAGCAAAAACAGTAATGTTATTGGCTACAGCACCATCAGGGCCTGTGACGTCTCCATCACCCCCTCCTATACTCAGGGTGTCCCAAGCACCATCTTGATAAACATTGAATCTATCTGTTGTATCGTTATAAATAATCATTCCATTATCTGGAACAAAATTTCCATTATCTCTTTGAGCTGTCGTTAAACGGCTTAAGAGAAGTGCCCCCTTTGTTGATTGAACTTCTAATGCTGCACTAACAACGTCTTCACCTACCATGGTCATTGAAGACAATTGATCATTTGGCAATGTGTCCGCAATCAAAACACTGGTTGTAAAACTTGTTGGTGAAATAGTATTCATGGTCATATTTTTTCCTCCCTAAAGGTTATTCCATGTATCATTATAAAAAATCTGTAAATTCTCAGTTTCAGTATTAAAGTAAACAGATCCCGTTTGTGGATCTTCAGGCTGCTCAGCTGTGGTTCCATGAGGAATAATCAAACTATTTGAAAATTCGGAAGCGACAGTAGAAAGCCTGACGGAACTATCATTTCCAAACCCATCTTGCAAAGGCTGCAAATCAACTGTTAAGCCGCGCCCTGCGTTGGTAGTCGTCAGAAGATCTCCAAACGAAACAGATGGGTTAAGGTTTGTTAAATTTGTCATGATGTCACCCAATGAATTTCTTCTAATAATTGCTGTCTCTCAGGCCACGCAAGGGCGGCTTGATCCTGTTCTAGAGCTCCCCATTGATACCAAGCGGTTCCTTGATATCTCCAAACCGGAGAAGTCATCTGAATCCAGGTTTCACCGAAATATTGAGGGGGGCGAGGATTCTGTATAGGAACGGGATCGGGGACAAGAACAGGCGGTTTTAATTGTGCATTAGGTGTATCTACGAAAGGTCTTCCTACATAAAAACCTGTCCATGCCAAACGTCTCCCTCTCCATTCAAGCTGACGCACTAAATCTGAATGGTTAAAACGAAGTCCAGTGTAATCGCATATACCAATGGCTCTTGGAGACTGAGAATCAATGCTGACGTATTTACCTTTAGGGCGATAACTCATTCTTGTGACCACCCATCAAAATATTGTCCATAAATACGTAAAGGTGTTTTTTCAGAGTCTTCACGCGCAGCTAAGTCAAAAGACTTCTCATAAGCAACCTCTAGAAAACCTAACCGTGCGGTCCAAGAAGAAGGATCCCGAGAGGCATATTTAATAGCAAGTTTCAAAGCTAATCCCGCACACAAAGGCTCAAAAAACCTTTGAGGAATGTCAGCCATGTTTTGCAAAGAACCTATATCCTGAATCATCGCCACTCGACGATAATAGAGGTTGTTATAGGGCTCTATAGGTGTAGGCCACAAAGTAATACTTGGGTTAACTTGTCGATCCACGTAGAAACTTGTAGGACGACCTCGCTGGTTTTTCTGTGGTAAAGAATCATATTCAGAAAATGAAATACGTGTGATCTGCGTATCTTGCATAGCAGAATTGAAGTAAAGTTCTTGAACATTTAAAATGGCTCCCCCTGTTTCCCGCACACGATATGCCTGAGCAGATACAGGAACAGGTATAGCGAACCATACCTTTTCACCTATTTTATATTCTTGCGGAGAAGGAGTATAACTTTCATACCAATTAATATTATCAGGAGAATATTCAAAAACTAGATTATATATAGTTGGAGAATTAGATTGGATACCTACAAGGCCAATCTGCATTTGGACCCCAAAACCATAATTATAACTAATGTATCCGTTAGGAGCTGTTTGAGTACAAGCCGTTGCAGGATCCGCATCAAAAGCAAATTCAGCGACACCTCCTGCACTTGAAAAAGGTGTTCCGCCTAAATTACGCACATTTGTGCGAATGGCCGCAGTAAGCACATCGCTGGTAGCAATAGGTAAATAATAGGTAGATTGATTCGGCGTAAGCCCAAGCATTTCTTTCTTAATCGTCCAAAAATTCAGGCCACGACTAATCCATTCGGATAGCAATAAATTGGCAGATCTTTGAGCGGATTGAATTTGTTGAGCGGTAATTTCATCGGGTAAAATCCCTATGCGTTCAAAAGCATCAACAATCAATTGATCGCTTTGTGATTCGCCAAAAAAGAAAGTCCCTGTTGTGGTCATGCCACCCTCGTTATTATTTATGCTTTATATGCATTTTCTTAAAAGTATTAGCCAAGTTAGCCATTTTTCTGATTCTTGGGCTTTGAGAATGGGTGGCTTTAATAATCTTTTCAGTTGGTATTTTCAAACCCATAGGCACATGCAATGCCTTGTGTAAGCCACCTGGATGCTTAATGGCACCCTTGATCCAATTAGATCCAATGCCGCCACCCACTTTATAATTTTCTTTTTTTGCCCTGCTCATAAACGAAATTCCCTATTAAAGCCCTGGCTGTAAGTAATAAGCCGTTAATGCCCCTGTAGCATCTGACGTATTAATTGTAGTTGTGTAATAACGTAAGCCCATTAAAGAAATTGCGGTTCCATTAACATCCAAATTGTTTAAGCCTCCGCTTATGTCAACTAAATATGGATCCGGAACATTTGTAACGTCCTGAAGCGTCGCGCCAAATGAATAATTAATGGTTCCTTCCACGACAATTTGCACCGCAACAAAAGTAGCTCCATTTCTGTTGTAATCAAATGAATTCCAACTTAAGTAACCAGACTGTCCACTTCCAATAGAAATACCATCAACAGCATCATTACAAGTAATAGATGAAATAACATGATAAGAATTAACTGATTGAATTGTATTATTATTAGGACCAGCAATAACCTCCTGAACAGCAATTCCAGAAGAAGTAGACCCTGTAATCGTAAAGTTAGCGCCGCTTAAATCGTTTGCAGATGTAAGAGAAACAACTCTATTCATTTGAGGAAAAGAAAAAGGCACATTTGGCCTTGAGAATGCCCCATTTAACACTAAGGCTCCGGGAGCGGCTAAATCTTGCAAAAGAGCAACAGCAGTGTCATTAGGCGCTGGCCAAAATTGAGAAACGGGGCGACTCATAATTAATCCTTTTCTGATGAATCTTCAGCAGCGTTGAATGTCTCTAGAACGATTTGATAACCTCTTAGAGCACCATCCAATTGATTGATAGCCGCTTCTAATTCTTTTTTTCTCTGAGTAATGTTAAGCAAATTATCAACGACTTTTTTGCGCTCTGATTGAGCAGTCTCAATAAGTTTTTGAACAGTTTCGGCAGTAAACATTTGACATATTCCTCTCTGATTATTTATAGTTTTAAGAGTCATAAGCGCTACTCAGAGATGAAGTTTTAGGTCGAAATCTCTTTGTTACTTATGGTCATTAGCTCCAACTAAGAGATAAGCCAGGATTTGCTATGAAGACGATCCATCTCAAATCCTGAGCTTTTCTTCATAAATTAAACGCCTTGACTACCATAAACAGCACGGAAGTTAGACACCCCGAAGGAATAGCGCTCTACCGCTTTGGCCTGAAGATTGTCCGTGCTCCAATCCGTGCTAACGTCAACCTCTGGCTTTTCACGAACATAATGCTTACAGCCATCGGGAGCATCCGTTAGAATCATCCAAGAATTCGGTAAAGTGAAGAATTGGTTAACACGATAACCACCTGGAATTGCCTTTGTATTGTAAAGAGCATTAATATCGTTATTCGCTGTGCCAGTTCTATAAACAGAATTAAGCAACCTATCGGCAGTAAACTGATTAGAGGAAGGAACAACAAGTTTCTTAGCTTGCGTCATAACTGTTAAGCCAGCTTGATCCCTGAACTGTTGAATGGCGATAATAGCCGCTTCCAAAGATGCCTCACTTAAATCCACCGCAACAGCAGGCGTATTAGCTACGACACCGTTATCGATAGGATGATCAACGGCAAATAATGGTCGACCATCACCAAGTGGATAAGCGGCATTAAAGCCGTTATTTATAACATTCGCACCAACTATTTCTTTGGTTTGTTCTAATGAATGCTTTAAAGCCTTTGCCATCATAGGGAATCTAGTCTTATACAGGTCATCTTTTATTGCGGATCGTGTAATCACGAAGCCCAAAGAAAATGTTCTGCTGTAATAGCTCGTTATAATACGCTGCCCCATTGAATCCATAGCTGTAGGTGAACCTTCAGGCCGCATTTGAGCAAGACCTGTAAACTTCATCTCGACCTCAGTCTCGACAGCCTTTTCAGAAGCGTAGACATCAAAAATTTCTGACCACTGAGCAGGATACATGGGAGCCATGCCGAAGACGGCTCGTAAATTTGGTTCTAAAAGTGATCGTATATCACTACGTGAAATTGCCATTTTTTATTATCTCCCTGTTATTAGACGCCAGCAGTACCTGTACCGCCCTTGAAGTAATGATTATTAATAACGACAAGTACGTTATTGAATTTCTCTTCAAGAGGAGCACCAGGAATTCCAGGCTTATTCCCAGGAATATCTGTGAAGCCAATAATCTTTAATTGTTTATTCGCGCCGTTACCGATGGTGTTAACATTCAATGACCAGTTAGAAAGCCCTGTTTGAATATTTCCGCCAGGAGCTGCTCCTGCCACGAGGCTTGCGTTATTCCATATATCAGCTGATGTTACGCCGCGTTGATCGTCAGGATCTAACGTGTCAGTAGACTGGATATTATAAACAACCGCAGGGTCAGTAATAATGAATGCTGTCGCAACAGCGATAGGATAACCAGGAGAAGTGACAACAGTGTTTGCCGGCCAATAGGGCGAGAAAACCACGCGTCCATCAGCAGTTAAAAGATTGCATCCCCAAAAAACACCCATAATTGGGTTTGCGTCACCAGCAGTTGCTAAAACGATTGTTCCGTCCGCAGCAGGATAAACGGGAGTTCCTTGAAAGATATTTTGAGCATAACCCGACGCAATAAAGGCAGGTGTTGTCTGATTGTTCCATGTGGCATTTCCCAGCATACCTACTGGTTGCAGACCCATGGGCGCATTTACGCCATAACTCATGTGAATGACTCCAAAATATAAAAAATTAATAAAAGTGATATTTG